GCCATGAAGGGCGGCGATATCAAGACTGGCCTTGCGCTGTGCCGAAACCGATGGGCGCTTAGAGGCTGTATAAAACTGGACGCATCCTGCCCCGAGTGGGACGGCACCGACCACGTCGCTCACATGATCGTCATCGCGGAACAGGGTCTAGGCGAACAGATCCTTATGGCATCAATGTTCGCGCGCATCCAACCTGCCACCATCGCCGTTGACGAACGACTCATCACCCTGATGCAACGCTCGTTCCCGCAGCACCAGTTTGTGAAACTCGACGACCTATGGCAGCACGAACGGCAAGAATCACGGCACATCTACACCTACGACCTAGCCGCACTCATGCTAGGCGACGGCAACCCGACGGCATGGCTTACCGCAGACGAAGGCAAGACCGCGCAATACAAGCACGCGCTAGACCAGACCTTCGGGGATAACGCCAAGATCGGCCTGTCGTGGCGGTCGTATAACGGAAACTGGGGGAACATTAAATCCATCCCCTGCGAAGACTTCCTGCCTTTGGTCAAAAACAAGAACATTACCACCATTAGCCTGCAATACGGCATGAATCCAGACGACGCTGCCTACTGGAAGTCACAAGGCCGATGCGTCATGTCGCTGCACGGGCTGGACGTTACCAACGACCTAGACTCACTTGCCAGCCTTATCATGGCGCTTGACGTCGTGGTCACCTGCAGCAACACAACGGCTCACCTCGCAGGCGCACTCGGCAAGCAGACGATCCTGCTAGTCCCCGGCGCATTCTCCCTATGGTACTGGGGAACAAAAGACACAACGCCTTGGTATCCCTCCGTCCAGATACTCCGAGGGCCACCGCGCGTTAGTTGGCGTTCCCTTACATCCAAAGCCCGTGATATAGTCCTGTCAGTCCGCCGGAAGTCCGGCAGTAACGCAGCCTAGAGAGGCCGCAACATGTCCGCCAATCGCCGGGCCATCGTGTCCGTCACCACAGAACAACTCGCCAACCTGCTCAGGCTTCCCAAAGACGCCACGATACGTTTCGTGTCGCAGGACATGGCTACCGGCGGCGATACCGTCAGCATCTACATCGAAGGCGCAGGATGGCATGTCGGAATAGGCATGGTAGCCGCTCAGACCAAAGTGCAGTTTATGCACGATGGGTCTATCGACCTTGGGTTGCCGGAGTAAATCATGGCCGGCAACGACCGCATGGAGAAGAACAGAGCCATACGGCAAGAGGCTCTGAGGGAGCAAATCAAGGCTGACCAGTTAGTCAGGCAAATACTTGTGCGGGTAGGGAAATTGGACAGCCTGATTCCCGAAGAGCCAGCCATAGAAGCAACTGACGATCAGTGGAAGGAGTATGGCAAGAAATTGTCTGCCATTAAGCCGCAGGCGGAAGCCATAAAGGCCGCCAACGACGCCAGCCTGCGCCTGCTGAACAAAGTCCTTCCTGACCTCAAGGCAGTAGAACTTAGCCAAGACCCTGACAATCCGGTATTTAAAGATGAGCGACAACTTGACTCTACGCTCTCTCGACTTATCGAAGCTGTCTCTACAGCAGAAAATCGAATTACTGCCGCTTCTTCAAGCCAAGGCAAGGTTCATTGAGCAGAACCGGCTTCGGTATTACAGTCCGTACGAAAAGCAGAAAGAGTTCCACGCAAAGGGAAAGACCAAGCGGGAGAGGGGATTTCTTGCAGCGAACCAAGTCGGCAAGACGATTGCGGGCGGCGCTGAAACTGCCATGCACCTCACGGGGTTATATCCCCACGACTGGGGCGGCCTGCGGTTTGATAAACCTATCCGCTCAATGGCCGGGTCTGAGTCTGCCGAACTTACGCGGAAGGGCGTGCAGCGTATTCTCGTCGGGCCGCCGGAAGATAAGTCCGCATGGGGCACCGGGATGATTCCTGGAGACTGCATAGTTTCCACCTCAAGCCGACAAGGCGTTGCCGATGCAATTGCGTCAATGACCGTAAAGCATGTATCAGGCGGCAACTCGGTCATTCAGTTTGCATCCTATGACCAAGGGCGCACCAAATGGCAGGCCGATACGCTCGACTGGGTATGGTTCGACGAGGAACCGCCGGAGGACGTCTATACCGAGGGACTGACCAGAACAAACGCCACTGGCGGGTCTGTGATAGGCACGTTCACGCCACTCAAGGGCATGTCTAGTGTGGTTATGCGGTTCGTACAGGGCGAGCATCAAGACCGCTCTGTCACCTACATGACTATAGACGACGTTGACCACCTAGACGCAGAAACCAAGGCGCGCATCATCGCGTCTTACCCGCCTCACGAACTGGAGGCACGAACCAAGGGCATTCCGATGCTCGGGAGTGGGCGTATCTTCCCTGTCACTGAAGAATCCATAACGGTCAAAGGCTTCGCCATCCAGCCCCATTGGCCGCGAATCGCAGCGATTGACTTTGGGTGGGATCACCCGACAGCCGTTGTCTGGCTGGCATGGGATATGGACACCGACACGGTGTATGTCTATGACACGTTCAGGCAGAAAGAAGTCACGCCGGTATTTGTCGCCAGTGCGGTCAGGAAGCGCGGAGACTGGATTCCGATAGCATGGCCGCACGATGGATTGCAGCATGACAAGGGGTCAGGCAAGCAGCTCGCCGCGCAGTACCGCGACGAGGGTCTGAACCTGTTGCACAGCAACGTGAAGTTTGAGGATGGCAGCAACGGCGTCGAAGCCGGCCTGATGCTGATGCTGGACAGGATGCAGACAGGCCGACTGAAAGTGGCCGCTCACTTGCACGACTGGTTTGAGGAGTTCCGCATGTACCACCGCGAGGATGGCAAGGTGGTCAAGGAGCGCGACGACCTGATGGCTGCATGCTTCCATCCTGACACCGAAGTAATGACTGACTCAGGGCCAAGGCGCATTGCCGACATGGCAGGGACTACTGGAAAGGTTCTGACCATAGGCGGCGCGTATGCTGAATATACAAACTGCCGGATCACTCGCAAGAGCGCGTATGTGGTTCGGCTGACGTTTGACGATGGCCATTCAGTTGTTTGCACGCCAGATCATCGGTTCCTGACCGACTCTGGATGGGTTCCTGCGATAGACCTTATAGGCCATTCAGTGCATAATGCCATACCCAATAGCGGAGGCATTAAATGGACGAAATCATCTACAAAGGCGCCCGATATACTCGGTTCGGCAACTATTACCGGAGCGCACGCAAGTTCCTTCACCGCGCGATATGGGAGGATGCTTGCGGGGAAATACCGGAAGGCTTCCATGTGCATCACAAGGATGGCGATCCGAGCAACAACGACATTGCTAACCTTGAGTGCGTTGACGGGAAACAACACATATCAAGCCATCACAAAGGGCACACGCGACGGCCTGACGCAGCTATTGCAGCGCACAAAGTATGGCGCACTACTCCGGAAGGAGTGGCATTCATGCGCGAAAGCGGCAAGAAGAATGGCCACTTCATGCACGTTGTACGGCAATTCGTATGTGACTGCTGCAGAAAGCAATACGAGGCAAACGACCAAGGCGTCAACCGATTCTGCTCAAATGCTTGCAAGTCTAAGTGGAGGCGTGACGTTGGCGCCGACAACATCGACCATTCGTGCGGGTATTGCGGCGCCACCTATTCAGCAAGCAAATACAGTAAGAGCCAGTATTGCGGGAAGTCATGCGGGCGAAAGGCATGGGCATCCTCTGACGCAGGGAAAGCACACTTCCAGCGTCTTGCGGATAGAACCCGCCGGGCAAAGTGACGTTTACTGCCTTGAAGTGCCATCTACGAAGGCGTTTGCCCTGCGCAACGGCGCCATAGCCCATAATTGCCGCTATGGCATCATGGCGCTAAGATATGCGACTATTCACCCAAACGCTGCCGCTGAGTTCGATGATTCACAGCGGAAATACCGTGACGAGGACTTGGATTGATGAGCATCGAAAACCCCGGCCGCGTGCCTGACCGTTATACGCAAGGTGGCGACCCGTCAGGTATGGACATGGATGGCCAGATGAAGATGGCCGATGCCAACGACGACGGCCAAGAGGACGACTTCAACGAGCCGGCGCCGGATATGGGCTTGCCTGGCACGATGAACCGGCTGAAACAACTGATCGATTCCGACAACATCGCGCTCCTGCTGTCAGACGAAGAACTGGACGAAATCGGAAAGCAGGTCGTTGACGACTACGAGCTAGACAAGGATTCATGCGCAACGTGGTACGACAAGAACCAGAAAGCGCTGGAACTGGCCAAGCAACAAGGTGTATCGAAGTCGTTCCCTTGGGAGGGCGCGGCCAACATCGTCGTCCCGCTCATCACGTCTGCGGCCATATCGTTCAACGCACGCGTGTATCCCGAACTGATTACCGACGGCGGCGTGGCAAAGACACGCATCCTTGGCAAGAGTACGCCGGATAAGGAACAACGCGCCGAACGCGTACAGAATCACCTGAACTACCAACTACTGTTCCAGATGGACGAGTGGGAACAGGACACCGACAAGATGCTGATGATTCTTGCCGTGTCAGGTGTCGCGTATCGGAAGGTGTATTTTGACCCGATCAAGGGCCGCAACTGCTCCACCATCCTGACGGCAGATCAGGTCGTCGTTAACAACGGCATCACGTCGCTGCAAACCGCTCGCCGCATCAGCCACATTCTCGAGATGTTCGGAAACGACATCGAATCAAAGAAACGCGCCGGCCTGTACCGAGAGATAGACCTGCACGTTGACGCAGGGTCTGAACAGGCAGACCAGAAACAGCCGGACGATGACCCGATGTACCGGCTGATCGAACAGCACCGCTGGCTTGACCTTGACGATGATGGCTTAGAAGAACCGTACATCGTCACCGTTGATAAGGACTCCAACAAAGTGCTGCGCATCGTGGCGCGTTATGACGAGCGCGACGTTAAGCACAAGCCAGACGGAACCATCGTATCGGTGTCGGCGCGCAGCCACTTCATTGATTACCATTTTTGCCCGTCGTTCGATGGGTCGTACATGTCATACGGTTTCGGCATCCTGCTCGGCAACCTGAACAAGGCAGCCAACAGCCTGATCAACGCACTCCTGAACGCTGGCCTGCTGTCCAACACGCAGGGCGGATTCCTTGCCAAGGGATTCAGGATGCAAGGCGGCAACAAGCCTCTGTCTGCCGGTGAGTGGCGCAAGACCGATGTTGCCGCTGAGATCCTGCAACAGTCGCTACTGCCAATTCCAGCCAAGGAACCGAGCGCGGTGCTCTACACGCTGTTCCAGACGCTCACCGAGATGGCGCAGGGCATCATATCGGTGCAGTCCATCGGGCTTGACCAGCTGCCGGGCAACGCGCCGGCCGCGTCTGTACTGTCCGTCATCGAACAAGGCAGCAAGACATTCAATGCGACGTTTAAGCGCGTGTATCGCTCGCTCACGGCAGAACTTCGCCTGCTCGGTGACCTGAACCAGCGATACCTGCCAGACGAAGAATACTTCCGGCTGAACGACTCCGAAGGCAACGTGGCCCGCGACGATTACGCCACGACAGACTTCGACATTATTCCGGTCGCTGACCCGTCCGTCACAACGCAGGCGCAGCGCATGGCGATTGCGAACACGACGTTTGAGGTGGCCAAGCAGGTGCCAGGGTCGAACATCGTCGAAGCAGGTCGCAACGTTCTGAAGGCCATCGGCAATCCCGACGTTGACCAGATCATCGCGCCGAGCGGCGACCAGACGTTGCCGCCTGAGATTCAGCAGCAAATGCAGGCACTCCAGCAACAGGCAGCACAGGCGCATCAACTCCTGCAACAGGCAGGACAGGAAATGGCCATGCTCAACGTGCTGCTGGCCAACAAGTCGAAAGAGAACGCTATCAGGGCGTTCGAGGCTCTGACGAAGGCCGACATCGGCGCGTCAACAATCCAGAAGAATCTTGCCGACGCAGTAGCGAAGGCGGATGCCGTGAAAATCGCGGCGTATGAGGCACACCTGTCCGCAGTGGACAAGGCCAGCAAGACTCTAGGAGAGATCATCAATGCAACAGCAACTGACACCGGAAATGGTGAAGGAATGGCTGGCGCACCCGGTAACGGTGGCGCACCAGCGGAGATTGCAATCAGCCCGCAATGACCTCGTAAGTGAGGGCGCGATGCGCGCCGTACTCACATCATCCGGCACCGTAGAAGAACTTGGCATGCGCACCATTGCGCAGGTCAACCAAGCGCACGGCATGTCGCAAGCCTACAACGCAGCCGAGCCGGAAACGTTTCACGCATGGCTGTTGGAGGTTGGCAATGACTGAACTCACCAAGGCGATGCTTGAGTCGCTGCCTTTCACGGCAACACTGAATCGAATTCACGTTCGCATGGTCAAGACGGACAACATGACCAAGGGCGGCATCGCGCTGCCTGACAACTACGCGAACAAGGAAAAGATGGCCTGTGACGCTGGCGAGGTCATTGATATTGGCCCGGACGCCTACGCGGAGTATGCCGACAAGCGCATCAAGCCCGGCGCCATCGTCCTGTTCGCCAAGTACGCAGGCTCTTTCGTTCCTGGTACCGAGGAACGTGAACGCATTATCAACGACACCGACGTATATGGCATCGCCACCGTGGAGGGGACATGAATCCGGAACTCGACGAAGCCGCAATCGAGGCGCAACTAGACGCTTTGGACGGGCAGATCCGTTCTGGTGATATCCCGCAAAAGAATCCGGAACCAGCGCATGTCGTTGACGAGGCAGACGAAACCCCCGACGAGCCGGAAGCCGTCGTTGACGACGAGGAGGCGCGCGCCAAGGCTGACGGCCACGTTCCCTACGAGGAGTGGGTAAAGGCCGGCAAAGACCCGCGCGCATGGCGTCCGGCTGCTGAGTTCAACCGGCGCGGCGAGATGCTCAAGACCGGCAAACCTGACCTGATCGACCGCGTGGAGAAACTGACACGCGCGCAGGAGGAACAGGCGAAACTGTTTGCCGAGCAGGTGCGTCTGGCACGCGAGGAGCGTGAGGCCGCGTTCATCGCTGGCAAACAAGCCGCTATCCAGCAGGCGCGCGAGGAAGCCGAGGCCGCATGGCAGCTCGGTGACCGCAAGGCGCACGAGGAGGCGGTCAGGAAGGAACGCGAAGCCGAACGCGCCATCGAACAGCGGCAGGCACCTGTTCAAGACCAACGTCTGGTCGAATGGCAGGCCGAGGCGACATGGTTCTCTGAAGGTTTCGACGAGAGCAACAAGCCGAAAACGCCGCAGGTCGAAGCATTTCTGGATTATCAGAAAGCCTACATGCTGGAAAACCCGAAGGCCGCAGTCTATGACTCGGTGAAGTTTGCCGAGGCCAAGGTTAAGCGCCTGATGCCGGACGCGTTCAAACCCAAGACACCGCAGGCGCGCACCACCGCGCCGGCAGTCGATACCGGGCAGCGCGTGGCGCGGTCGTCAGCGCCCGACCCGCTGGAAAAGTACAACCCGGGCGAGCGCAAGATGATTAAAGACGCGGCAAAGGCATTCGGCAAGACCGTTCCCGAATACATCAAAATGATTGAGGGCTAAACCATGAACGACGAAACCAACACCATCGGCGCAGAGATTATCGGCGAACCTGAGAAAATCGACGGCCGTCGTGGGCCGCGCAAGGAACGCACGCCAGTAGGCCAGCCGACCAAGCTGTCAGAACCGCAGGCCGGCGCGAAACGTCGTACCCGCCTGAGCGAATTGCAGCAGCAGATTCTGCCGGACACGTCGCGGCTTGACCCTGCGTATAACTATCGCGTCGTGAACGAGGGGCAAAACGGCAATGGGATCGCCGGATTGCTTGACAGGGGATACGAAATTGTAGAGACTTCAGCAAACCTAGTGACGGAAGAAGCCGGTAAAGCCACCGGGTTAACGTCACAAGTCCAGATCGTTGCGAACAAGAGTTCCGGCGAGAAGGGCGTCCTGATGCGAATCCGCAAGGATTACTTCGCAGAGGATCAGGCCGACAAACAGCGAATTGTCGATAAGGCCGAGGAAATGCTCACCCGCACGCCGGATGGCGCGACGGGGGGTATCACTCGGCACCGATAACTTCAATGTTTAGGAGGCCACATGGCTAACCCTGATACCCCGTTCGGTTTGCAACCCTGCAACCGCAACGGCGCTCCGTATGACGGACAAGTAAATACATACTTCGTCCCGGCAACCGACGGCACCGCAATCGCCGTGGGTGACCCGGTAACTCTCGCTGGCTCTGCTGACTCCACCGGCTGCTATCCGACGGTAAAACGTTTGATTGCCGGCACGCTGTCTGCCGCTGGCGCACTCCCGGTCGGCATCGTTGTCGGCTTCCAAGTTGACCCGAACAACCTCACGGTGCCGAACTATCGTGCAGCCTCTACGTCGGCTTATGTCGTCGTCGCGGATGACCCGAACCTGTTCTTCATCGCACAGGAAGATTCGGTCGGCGGTGACTTGGCTGCTACCAGCGTAGGTCAGCGGATCAACTTCATCATGGGCACCCCGTCGGCAACGACTGGCCTGTCCAACGTGGAGATCGATTCCAGCACCGCTGCTGCGGATGCAACCCTCCAGGCGCAGATCATCAAATTGGAAAACGTACCGGGCAATGTCATCGGTACGAACGCCAAGTGGGTCTGTAAGTTCAATGGCCACTTGTACAACCCCGGCAATGCTGGCGTGTAACGGAGGAATGCAATCATGGCATCAGGTGTGATTACTACTGGCAGTTTTGCCAAACTCATGCGACCGGGCCTCAAAGGCCTGTTCCAGATCAGCTACAACCGTTACAACCAGTGGAAGGACTTGTATCCCAACAAGACCACCTCGGACAAGAATTACGAGGAATACGCTGGTTTCCAAGGGTTGGGCTACGCTGCGATCAAGCCGGAAGGCTCGCCGGTCGTTTACGCGTCCATGCAACAGGGTTTCATCCCGCGTCTGACCAACGTAACAGTCGCTCTGGGCTACATGATCACTCGCGAAGCCCGCGACGACAACCAATACATGCAGCCCGCCAAGGCGATGGCCAAGGCGCTCGGCGTGTCTGGTGGCCAGACCAAGGAAGTCCTTGGTGCGAACATCTACAACCGCGCGTTCGACTCGAACTACGTGTTTGCCGATGGGGTGCAACTGTGCTCCACCGCGCATCCGACGAAGTCTGGGGCCACGTTTGCGAACAAGTTGGCTACCGATGCTGACCTGTCCGAGGCGGCAATCGAGCAGTCGGTTATCGACATCGCCAACCTGATCGACGAAAACGGCCTGCGCATTCAGGTGCGCCCGCAGAAGTTGATCGTGGCGAACGGGAACCAGTTCGAGGCTACGCGCATCCTGAAGTCCAACTACCAGACCGCCACTGCGAACAACGACGTCAACGCCGTTGTGAACATGGGCGTCATCCCGGACGGTTGGGCGATCAACAACTACCTGACGGACACCGGCGCTCACGGCGCATGGTTCATCCTGACGGATGCTGATCAGGGCATGACGTACCAAGAGCGTCAAGCGGCTGAGTTCACCGACGATAACGATTTCGATACCGAGAACGCGAAGTTCAAGTATTTCGAGCGTTACGTTTTCAGCCCGATTGACCCGCGCGGTATCTTCGGCTCGCAAGGCGCTTAATCGGCGCAACTCTGGCACGCGGGGCGTAAAACCCCCGCGTTGCTTTAACGCAACGTGACTAGAGGATTCAACAATGGGCACTCCAACCCGCTTTCCTTCCGGCGTTACCAACGTCGCCAAGTCTGCATCGCTTGGCATGTTCACCGCTCCTGACCCGAGCAAGAATCACGTTTACTTCAACGATTTCGACACATACGTCGCAGGTGACTGGACTGTCACGTCGGCCGGAACGATTTCGGCGGCTGCTATCGCAGACGTTGACGGCGGTGCCATCACGCTGACGACCGACGCCGGCGCGAACGACAACGTATTTCTTGACAAAAAGGGTGAGTCGTTCCTGCTGGCACTCGGCAAAAAGGCATGGTTTAAGTGCCGATTCAAGGCTGACAGCGCGACAAACTCCAAGATTGTCATCGGACTGCAAATCACTGATACCACCCCGCTGGCAGTAACCGACGGCGTGTATTTCTACAAGGCCGGCGGCGCAACTGCCATTACGTTGGAAGTCGTGAAAAACAGCACGTCAACCAGCTCTGCTGTCGGCGTGCTGGCCGATGCGACGTTCACCGAACTGGCGTGGTACTTCAACGGCGTTGACGGAATTTCGTTCTTCCAGGATGGCGTGCAGATCGGCACGTCGGCCATTACGAACATGGTCGATGACGAAGAACTGACCGTCAGCATCGGGTTCCAGAACGGTTCTTCAGCATCGCATGTGATGACTGTGGACTATGTGTTCGCTGCCAAAGAGCGTTAATCATCCCTCTGCGGATTAGGAGGAATTGATATGCAACCGGCACGATTCACGATAACCCCCATCGTTGATACCGATGGGCTTGCGCTTCAGCAGAGCGTATCGGCAGCGGGTTACATCACGCTGAACGGCGCTCTGATTTCCAACGGCTCGTGGACTGGCACCAACGGCGGTCAGCGCGTTGTTGTCATGTCCGCCGGTAACGACAGCGGCATCACGTTCACCGTGTATGGGAATGACGTTGACGGGCACAGTGTTGCCGAGGCCAAGGCAGGCGCGAACGCGGGTGCAACGACGTTTTCGGCGTACATGAAATACGTTAGCGGCATCTACGCATCGGCAGCATCAGCGGGCACGATTACGGCAGGCTTCACAGGTCAGTCGGCATCACCGTCCTACGTTCCCAACTACAAGATGGAGAACTTCAAGGCGGCGCTCGCTGTTACTGTCACCGGCACCATCAACGCCACTGTACAGCACACGTTCGACGACGTGTGGAGTACATCATGGCGCGAGGCGTCGGCAACGTGGTTCCCGCACGATGACACGGACATGGTCGCTCTGACCACGAACCAGAACGGGAACTACGCGTTCCCACCAACGGCGTGCAGAACGATTGTCAATTCAGCGGGAACCGTTTCGGCTGCGGTGTTCACGGTGATTGTACCGTCGTGAGCAAGCATCGTCCGCCCAAGTTCCGCGATGGGTCGCACCTTATGTTGTGCGACGTATCGGGGCGGACGTGCTACGCGGAGGATATGCGTCGGCAGTGGAACGGCCTGATGGTGCACAAGGACTATTGGGAACCGCGCAACCCGCAGGACTTTATTTATGCCATCCGCGACCAGATCGCGCCGCCTGTTGTGCGGCCTGATACGGATGGCGACATATTCCAGAACGTGACCGAAGCGGATCTGCTGCGGCAACTTGACAGTTAATCAGAGGTTACACCATGACCGTCGGCACTACCTCTGACTTCAATCTAGGCCAAAACGAGATCATCACCGAAGTACTGCGCGAGTTGCGGGTTATCGGCATGGCTCAGACGGCATCGGGACAGCAGATTACGGCCTGTTCAACTCGCTTGAACCTGATGCTGCGTGCGTGGCAGGCAGACGGCCTGCACGTTTGGACGCAGCAAACCGGCGTCCTGTTCCAGATTGAGAATCAGGCGAAATACAGCACCGACACCGACCGTTTGTGCAATATCGACGACCTCGTTATCACGTCGATTCTGGCGGATGAGGCGCTTGGCCAGACGATCCTTAGCATCACCGATACCACCGGCATGGTAGCCGGTGATGAGATTGGCATCCTGCTTGACGACCAGACGATGCAGTGGACGACCATCGTCACCGTCGATTCACCGACCCAAGTCACCGTGACCGATGCACTAACCGACGATGCAGCGGCCGGAAACAACGTGTATGCGTTCACGACCCGTCTTGGCCGCATTGTCAAGATTTACGACGACACACGCGTCCGCAACATGACGAACGGGAACAACAACACACAATACAACGAAACGCCGATATTCCTGTTCAGCCGGCAGGAATACAACATCCTGTCGAATAAGACCAACACCGGCCTGACTACGCAGATTTACTTCCAGCCGCTCCGCGATTCGTCGTCGTTCTGGCTCTGGCCGGTTCCGAACAACTCGCAGAACTTCATACTGTTCACCTACGAGCGAAACCTGCTCGATTTCGACACGCCGCTGAACTTCGCGGACGCGCCGGTCGAGTGGACGCGCACGTTTATCATGTGTCTCGCCGCTGACCTGTGCAACATCTTCGGCGTACCGACTGACCGCGCAGAACAGATCATCGCCAAGGCCAATTCGATGCGCGAAAACCTGCTCGGATGGGACAATGACGAGTATTCCATCCGCATCATGCCCGACTTCCGGGCAGGGAATCCGTTCTAATGGGGCAGCAAAACGTCCCTTTTTCTATCGTCGGTGGCGCGAATCGGACCCGTTCGGCATCGGCTGACGCTCAGACGACGGTAAACCTGTTCCCTGAGTTCGACGAACAGTCGCGCGGCAAGGGAACGCTCTACGGCGTGCCAGGATTGACGCAATTCGCTGATACCGGCACGGCAATCTGTCGCGGCGCGCACGTTATGTCCGGCGTGGCGTACTTCGTTTACGGAAATACGCTGTTTCAGGTGCTTTCCGACGGT